CTTTTCTCCTCGGCTAACGTATTGGTACTGGTCCAGAATCTGGCCAGTTGGGATTTGGCAACAGGCCATCCCTAGGGCACCCGAGTAGAGTTATCAATTGATACTCTTGTACAACCTGCTGTGAAAGCTTGCCTAGGCGTTTCACAACGTTCCCCTAGGGGAACTGCTCTGGACCCCGAGCTTAACAAAAATGGGTCCCCAGCCTACTCGGCACCGCAATGAGTACGACTAAAGGATTTTCTAGCTTGACGGGCAGAATGGCAAGTGGTGGAGTTCAAAGCTCTGCTGCGGTGGCGTTCTGCCCTGAGCCTGGTAAGCACAGTTTTATAATCCAGGCAGGGTGTGTTGAAATATCCACGCCTGTAGTGAAGGGAAAGAAAATTCGGGTTGATATGAGAAAGTCAGCACGGGGGAAAGCCAACCCTGTGTCAAGTAGCATGAGAAAGTCAGCGCGAAGAGTATTCGCGTCAAGTGAATTGAGAAAGTCAGCGGTGGGGAAAGCCAACCTGCCGTCAATTGAAATCAGCTTTGTCGGTTATAATAACTATTATGCTCAACGGAGTGAAGTCGGTTAGTTGCATGTGTTTATGTCTTCAAATGATGGCCCAACAGGCACGCCATCAAGTTCGCCAACAGGAAGCTCGGAGGAGGCTCAAGTTGAGTCTTGTCTCCGTGTCTTGTCTGGTCTTGATAATGAGTTCTCTGTATTTCGTCCAGCACGTGATGGTGCTGGAGAAGTGCGCCAGGAGTGGGAAAAGCAGTTTTGGACTGATTCCCTTATTCAAGACCGACTTGGAAAGTTGTGCGAGGGTATGGCGATGGGAGCAGAGGGAAATCGTCGATCTGACAGTTGCCCGCCATCTGTATCTTCTGGCTACGAGAGAAGCCGAGAAAATGAAGGAGACTGTGCAAGAGCGCCTGCTCATAGCGGCAGAGCAAGCAAACCGAAACCTCCGGGAAGGAAGGGAGTGGGTGCAAGAACAAGTAGAGATAGCAAAGCCCCAAGTGAGTCAGACCACGGCGAGCGCAAGTGCGTGGGTAAAAAGAATGACTCAAAAAGTTGGTCAAACTCTAGTGCACCAACAAAAGACGATCGAGGAGCGCATTCTTATGCGTTTTTACGACCTGATTGTGGTCGTTCAGGATCGGGGGCTGGAGGTGGTCAACCGCCTGCTAGACCGCCTTGGGGACATGGTGATGGATCGAATCCACGACCTCCACCAATAGAACCTAAATTTGAAGAATGCGATCGAGAAGAAGAAGAAGAAGAAGAGGAGGAGTTGCCGGAGACGGATATCCCTCTTGCTCCTTTTGTTATTCACGATTACGTACCCTTCAATTGGTTTTGGCCTGCCAAGTATTTGTTTTTCATCTATGTTGGAGTTTGGATTATTTGTCATTTCGGCGCAATGAACTTTGCTGTATCGTTCGTTGTGTGGAGAATGGTGAATGGAATTTATTACCTTGCTTTGACTGCCCTTGTGGTGGGCGGAATGGGCCGGTGTTATGATTGGTGGTCGAAGATCCTGAGTCGCACTGTGACGTGGGCGCACGTCTTTCGCGAAGAATTTGAGGGACACGACGAACGATTATTATCACATCGTACGGTAGAAATCAAATCCAAACCCCAAATCTGTGTAATGCGTCGCACGGAGTGGGTTCGAGAACCATTCAGTTGGTTGAGAATTCCACTCGAGTATGTGGGGTATGCGTTACCTCAACTACCAACTACTCAGCATCGAATCAGTGCATCACTATTTGCCGAGATCAGCGTCGTGTGGACTGGCAAGTATGTAGATGGAATGATGGATTCTGCTTGGAATATAGCTAAGCGTTCTGCTTCTATCAATGTGTCGCGTGTGGATGCGGCCGTGGTTAGACTGAGTACGTTGGCTTATTTCCGCGAGTGGTGTGCGTGGCAATTGGAAGTTAATGGTGTTGCTCCGTCGCCGGAGCATTACTTCAACTCTACGATTTTTGGGGACGGCCCCGCCGTGAAGTTTTGTTAAGGCGGCGGGGCCCAATGTATGCGAGAGTTGCAATTCGTGGTTATGTTGATCGGGATGTGCCGGCCTTAATGAAACCTTTAGTACCTTCGAAGGCCGGTACCAACATAGTCATGAAGCCAGTTGTTGTGTTACCTAAAGTCCAGCACCCCGCTGTTTCCTTGGGTGTGCACGTCCGCGGGGCCGCTTTGCCTATACCTGACCCTCTGGACGGTGACACTGCTCAGCGAGGGGCTAGACATCGGTTTTGTCGGGATACGCCTCCGATCTCAAGGTGTTTGAGATTGAGGCTGCGGTTGTTTGTGCGCCAGTGGTTGAAAGATAACCTTGAACCTTTGCCTCCTGACAGTGATGTTAGTTTTGAGACATGGTTGCGGGATATTGTTCAGCCCCTAGCTCGCAAGCAAGAATTGCAGAAAGTTTACGATGAGAAGCTTGGAGTGAAGCCCACCGATTACTTCTGCAAGAGCTTTGTGAAGCGTGAATTCTATACCGCGTACAAACATGCTCGAATGATCAATGCTCGGTCGGATCGATTTAAGGTTCTAACAGGGCCTTATTTCAAGAAGATCGAGGAGAAGTTATACTCAAACCCAGCCTTCATAAAACATGTGCCGGTTGCTGATAGGCCCGAGTACATAGAGAATACATTGTCTTCAAATGGCGGACGGTATGCTGAAACCGACCACACCGCATTTGAGGCTCATATGACAGCTCATATTATGAAGGCGGTGGAATTCCAACTCTACGATTACATGCTTCCTCTAGTATGTGGTGGCATTTGGGTTTTGGCCCACATCAAAAAGGCTTTGGCTGGACTGAATACCAGTCATTTCGTGATGATGATGGTGCAGGTGTTCGCTAGTAGAATGTCTGGCGATATGTGTACTTCTCTTGGTAACGGATTTACCAACTTGATGATCATGCTGTTTGTATGTCATTGCATTGGCTCGCGATGTGTTGGCGTCGTTGAGGGTGATGACGGTTTGTTCCGAATTGAAGGTAGGATGCCCACTGTAGCAGATTTTGCGAGAGTGGGTTTCACTCTGAAATTAGAAGTGCGCAATTCTCTTGCTGAGTCGCACTTCTGTGGAATGGTGTATGCCCCTGAGGCGCGAGAGAATTTAGCTGATCCGGCTGAGCTTCTCGCTAAATTTGGGTGGTCAACATCGCAGCGCAGATTTGGCGGTCCTAGAGTTAAGGCGTCATTACTGCGAGCGAAGGCACTATCCCTTGCATGCGAACTGCCTGGGTGTCCTATTGCCCGCAGTCTCGCTTCCTATGCGCTCCGTGTTACTTCCGGAGTTAATGCCATTTATGACGAAACTCGTCGTTGGCATGTGCAGCAACTCGGTGGTGAATTCCAACAGCTACCTGAACGCATCTGTCAGCGTTTGGTTAAGCCAATTCATCCTGCGAGTAGGGAAGTAGTGGCCAGAGTCTTCGGATGTTCGGTTGAGGTCCAATTGTCGATAGAGCATTATCTCGACGGACTCACCGTATTACAGGTGTTGGATCACCCTGGTATAACATCATTGATGCAAGAGGACTGGTTTGACAATTATGACAGGCATGTCTATGAATATTGTCCTGGCGCACTAGAAGTATGATTGGGTCCCACCTTTGCCCCCAAAACGTTTCCGCGAGGAGTAAAAATTTACGTGCTAATCAAAATGCCGAGAGACTGCACGGAGGGAGCCTATGGCGTGGATGGGATGAACAGTCCAGGTTGCTGTTACTGCATCCAATATCAACAGCGATATTGTAATTTGAGATGCCTAAGAAGCAGCCTCTAAAACCTATTCAAGTCCGCACGGCGAGCGGGCGCCAGTTCGAGGTTAAACGAACTGGTAAGCGAGCCGAGAAGAAAGCACAACCTAGGCGGAGGGTACCATCACCCATGGTCGGTTTGGCCATGCGGAGTCGGGCTCCCCAAGTGCGTTCTTCTGATATGTCCACCAAAACTCATCGTACTACTGGTACTGAGTTTATTGGGACAGTCACTGGGTCAGGTGCAGCCACTGCTGGAACGATGTTGTTCACGCTTTTGGTTGGACCCAACAGCCTGGGTGTGGGGAGACTGAAGGTCTTTTCGACACTGTATGAGAAATACCGTTTCAGAAAATTTAGATTGCGGTATGTTCCCATTGCTAACGCTACAGTGTCGGGACAGGTCATGGGTTATTTTGATCAAGACCCGACAGACGTTGCGCCAGCTACGACACCCCTAGTTGCTTTTCAGCGAGGGGTTGCTCACTATGGAGCTAAAACAAGCAACGTCTGGGAGTCGCGAGACTTTGAGCTGATGGACGATGAACCGAAGCGCCTTTTGTATAGTGAAGGGAATTTGGGCAATACTACCGTGGCAGATGTCAGGATGTTGTATCAGGCCCGATTCACATTATTGGCGGCTTCAGCGTTAACTGCCGTGCCGTTGGGCAATTTGTACCTGGATTACATCATCGATTTTGTTGATCCACAAATCGACGAGCGGCCGGTTGCTGGATCTGCTGTGATGATTCAGTCCGGTGGTTCCGCTTCGCAGAGTAATCCTTTGGGTACTGCTACAACCTACGCAGTGGGTAGTTCATTGACCCCAATTTCGGTCGTAGGTAGTGTGATAACCCTTCCCAGGGGCACTTACCTTGCTGTGGCCCAGGTCGCTGGGGCCGACATTTCTGCAGTGGCCATCAACACTGCGTCATTGTATACGTCAATTCAACAAGAAGTTATTGATTGTATTGATGGGACTACTAACAATTCGCTGGCAATGACCAAGGTTCATGCTACTCAGTTGTGGTCTTTAACACTTTCGTGCACAGCCACGAGTGTTAATGAGGCTTTTACGTGGGTTTACATTGTGATGATGCCTGATGAGCTCGTCGCGAAACCCAAGCCTGATGTTGAGACTCGACTGCAACAACTTGAACAAAAATTTAAGGTTCCTGTTGCGAGTGAAAAGAAAATCTCTGAAGCTCCTCCCGAGAAGTGGGGTGCTGCAGGCCTTCCACCAGCCCAGGTGTTAAGAACACCTTCAAGTATGAAGGTCGTGTGCGAATCAGCCGAGACCGATTATGTCCGCATTCGCAAGTAGTCATGACTAATCAGAGTCATGACTAAGACTGCACCGTCAGGTGGGTAAACTGTCTGGCAACCGTTAATTGGCGACGGAAGTGCTATCCTAGTATGCCAAGAACAGACAGGGCTGTCCTTAGAGGCCCGACCACGTCTCTATGTCAGCAGGGGACGTTGCCATTAATGCTGCTGAATTCCAGGGATCCACCGTACCTGTTAAGTGAAATATTCGGTGGCGAGTCCTGTGTAGAAGGACTCCGCAGTCATGCGGATATGGATTGCGCTTGTGGGGGAAAATAGAGTCTGTTGTGTGCTCTCCTCGGAGAACACTCTGGTTATTGACTCTTCCATCTGACGCAAGTAGCATCCAGATATGAATAATGCAATCGACGGTTGTATTATTATAAGTCGCTTTAGCCCCCTACCCTACTCTCAGGGTAGTGAAAGGAGGAGAGACTACGCATGGTACTATGCTTCGTAACACCGGGAGTTGCCGCCCGGAAGCCTTGAGCAAGCACACCTTCTGATAGGGGGTTTGTTACGGACCAGTGCC